TCGTAGCTTCAGCTTTCAAGAATTCAGTCAGCGATATGCTGACCCTACTAAAGACCTGTCGTTTGTATTGCGAGAAGCACGACTCCAGGACACAACAAATAGACAGAACAGCATCCCAGTCGATGATCAACTGCTACAAAACGAATGGGAACGTGCTCAAAAAAGAGTTATATACGCCGCACAAAGAGAGTACGAGTGGGCTATCGCTAATGGCATAGCAAAGGAACAAGCCCGTGCAGTATTACCAGAAGGACTTATTGAAAGTCGATTATATATGAATGGTACACTACGTAGTTGGATTCACTTTATTGAATTACGTAGTGCTAATGGTACACAGAAAGAGCACCAAGAAGTTGCCATTGCTTGTGCTAAAGTGATAGCTGAGATTTTTCCGCTAGCCACAGATCTTCTAGCCAAATAAAATCATTAATTTTATTAAGTGCCTCCGTGTTGGAGGCATTTTTTTCTCCGTAAGATTTGCCTGCAAGTGCGCCCATGTATGCGTGGGCACCGTATGGAACATGCTCGTTTAATTGGCACCATAAGTATAATCTAGCTAAAGACTCTTCATTATTAATAACAGTCAATTTACAGCATTCTCTAAATGCACTACGCCAGGTGCTAAAAGGATCTGTATTAAATGCTGTGATGTTACTAACTGCATCCATAGCTTTAAATTTACTGCTAATGTTCATTGTCATATCCGTAGTATTGGTGTTCATCTTTATGGTTAATTGCTTTGGTAGTAATTTAACTCCGCCATATCCGTAACTTAAATTAACAACTGGATTTAAACTACGCCACACGTGAACTACGTCTAAATCCCACTCGCTAACTTCGTAGTCAAAATTAAAATCATTTAGTATAACGGCATCTGCATCTACTACCCAAAACATCTTAGTCATTGCTTTTTTTGCGGCGGCAATATGTGCTTGATGTATTCCTTTGACACCATTAATACGTTTTACTAGAGGAAAGCGTTCTTTTAAACTAGCAAAATTATCATCTGCGTCTGGTTCATTATAGCTGATAAAAACTATATCGTACATTATCTTCTTCTAATAATTCGAGGCGTATTTTGATATACAGTTTTAAAAAACTTACTACCTGCTGGATCTAAATTAGCAATATCCAATCCACACTTATCTTTTAATTCTTTTGCTAAAAAATTTATATAAGCAGTAGTAGTTTCTGAATCTGCATTTTCATGTTTTTCATTCCAGTAGGTTGTAAGGTACTCAAAATCTCTAACTTGGCTGTAGTCCCATTCTGTACACATAGTATTATAACAACCTTCTCTTGCACCTAACACACTCCAAATACCGTTTTCCACATCGGCACCAACACTACACCAAATTAATAATCTATGATAGTTTTGCCACCACAATTTTTTAAGGTCATTTGTTTTTGCACCTTGATCTAATGCCATTTTTACACCTTCACGATACCCTGCTCTCCATGCTTGGAACGGTGTAGCATTGGTAAAACTTTCTGAGTAGTTTTCATTAAATTGATAGTATCTATCGTCAAAGCAAAACTCAACTTTTCCTTTGATATCATTTGGGTCTGAATTTTCATGTGTACGCATTTCATTAACAAACTTACGTGTCCATAGTTTAAGTCCGCCGTTACCGTACATAAGTCCGTTAACATGAACTTTACCACACCACGAAAACACATTGCTATCTGATAAGCCTAATGCATTTAAATCTATTTCAACTTCTAAAAATTTAGGATCTACTATGTTATCTGCATCTACAGTAACAAAGTACTCTGTTTCGCTTAACTTGGCACAGGACTTGTGTGCGGCATCACTACCTTTAACTCCGTGTACACGTTTAGCCCATGGTGCTTTAGTTAGCAAATCTGCATAGTTCTTTTCAGCATTTGGTTCGTCGTAGCTGAGGAAAATAATGTCTTGTTCTATAATTTTAATCATTTATAATTAGTCCATAACTTTGAAAATATATCTTACTTGATATTGAAATTTTATCTATTTTTGATTCTATGTTACTAGCAAACGGTATTTGTATTTCATCTTCTTTAACTAGTTCTTTTATATCAATAATTATGCTTCTAATTAAGAAATCAAAATCATCTTGAAGCATAACAAAAAATATAGTACTTTGGGTAATACCCTCAGCTAGTCGCTCTTTAGCTTTTTTTGATAACGAAAAAATCCAAGATTGTCGAGTGGCATCCCAAGTTACAATACATTCTGTATTTTCATCAGGAGGAGTTTTAATCCATTCAAATATGTTATGTCTAAAACCGTATAACTGTGTAGTCACAGGTATTAAACTTAATTCTGTTTTACCGCTAATTCCTTTAGCATAGCCAATAATATACTCGTGTGCTTTCTTTTCACCTGCTCTAAATTGTCTGTGGTCTTCTTCTGTAATTTCAAATGCAGGCGGATTACCAAGTATCCAAAGCTGATTACTAATGCTAACAATGACTCCAGTTTTCTTATCGTAGTGAAGATAATACTTTGGAGGCTCTATAACAAATTTAGGCTTGCGCGGCATTGGCCAGCTCCTCTAAACGTGCTATTAGTGATTTAGAAACAAAATTTTTCTCTACGTAATGAAATAATTTTGTTTGTTTTATGTTTCCTACTATCAAATCGCCTCGACTATTAAGTATGTAAGGAACCATATCTTGCCAGCTATCAACACCGGTTGGCCAACCTTGAAGTGGTGTCTTCATATGTATAAAATTTAAAGGATCGCATTTATCAATAGCTTGGTCATGCATACCTGTAATTTCTAAAGCAATAGCTGAAGCTAGATCCATACTTAACCATTTTTGATAATAAGACGGTGCGTATATATCATAACAGGCTTCCCAGTTATTACAAACAAATTCTAGCACTTTATAAAATTCGTATGCTGGTCGATTCTTCTTAAAATAGTGTAAAGCAAAGTACGGATTAGGTAATTGGTTTTCTATAAAAGTTCGTCTATGGAATTTATCATAGTGTATGTAATCCAACTTGTAGTTGTAAATCTTTGAACAAAATTTAATATCATAACTACTACAATACTTCCACCAAATTGAGATATCTTCTAGTAACAACATATCTGCATCTAAAACTATTGTTTCTTCATATGGGGTAGCTTCATACATTTTCCAACGATGCTCGCCTTTCAACACACTGTTCTTATTTTCGTCAAACCACGGAACGGGAATAATCTGATCAAATACTGAGCGATATTTCTTAGGAACCTTTGAACTAGTTACTAAAGAAACATTTTTAATTTCGGACTGACTATATTTGATACTTAAAGCAAGTGCATACGCTTGCTCTACATAATTAACAGCATCAGTATTTTGTGCAAATAATAAAAATCCTTTAGACACCCATACCTCCGTCAATATACCGACTTAGGCTATACTTGTTCATAACATGCACATCAATCCCTTTAGTATTCACTGCTGTATATTCGCCAAAATAGTTTTCTTTTTCAATTAAAAACTTCATAGTACTACCGTCTGTAGTAATTAGATAGTCTTTATCAGAAATAAACGTCATTTTTCCTGGAAGTTCAATCGCAAATTCTCCATTGCTTTTACCATTCATAATATGTATAGCAATACTAAAAGCAATATCATTTCTAAATGTAGGACTGTCTACTGTATATAAAGTTCTAAAATATATCCAATTTTCTTTTATATGATCCAATAAAATAAAAAAGGACTCCATTGTAACATTCTTTTTAAAGATAAAAACTGTTGCCCAGTAGAATGGAATTGAATAGTCATTAATTCTAACAAATGCTGACGAGGATCTATATCCAGCAAGATCGAATGAGTGTTTGTATATTTGAAAATCATGCTCGAGTTCAAGAGCTGGTTTTAGTACTTTAGAATTTATAATATAATCGCTATCTAGGACTATAGTTGTATCGTACGGGGTTAGATCGTATACAGAACTTCTTGAAAGATTTTTCCATGTAGCTGTTTTAGATGTCAGGCTACCGTCAAAAAACTTCCTATGTTGTGCTATACCTGTTAACGGGATATCGATAATATTATCAAATTTATGATTAGGAAATTTTTCTAGTAAGTAAGTTCTGTCGTCAGTAATTAATGACACAGGAATTTCTAAATATTCTTGTATCCTATCAGCGGCAAAGATTGCCATCCTAGTATAATCAATAGACTGATTATTTTGCGCGAATAAAATTGCACCAGTGGTCATAGCTCAACGATATCTGCTATCTTTCTTTTATTTTTTATTTCAGCATATCTAACAGTATATTCGTTTAATGATTCAAAATAGATAGAAACAATATTATCTAAAAATTCGTTAACATTATTAATGACAACCGGATAGTTATTACTATCTATAAATGCTATATCTTCCGTATAGCCAAGATCTACTACAGTCTTAGTAAAGTTAATTAATTCTGGAGTAATTTTAAATGTTGCGCCGTTGATATAGTAGGATAATTTTTGGTTAAATTCTTCTAAAATTATGCGTCTTTGATTCGATAATGTAGCTGTAAAATTTGCCACAGCAAATGCTTTTTCAATCTTTTCATCCATAGAAAACTCCTGTAGTATATACTAACACTACAGTAGTTATCTTGTCAATGCTTTAGGTAAAATTAAAGTGTGGTTAAACTTGAAATGGTTGGCAAATAGTTATAAGTATTTCCACCATTGGTAAACGACATTTGAACACCGTTTGAGCCGCCTGAATAGTTCATATTAACATTGCTAACTAGGTAGCCTGTTACGTCCTCGTCAATATCGTAAGGATTTGTATTGATACGGAAGAAGTCTTCAGTTCCAGCGGCTTGATAAGTCATACCGCTAATTGCTCCCGCAGTTAGTGTATTAATTATAGTAGGAACTGTTGCAGTTGCATTATTATAACTAGTAGCTAAAGTTATAGCATTAGCTGGTACGTTAACACTGGCAACATAATATGCTGTTCCTGGACTGCCTGCACTTATACCATTGTTACCAGTACCTTTGAATACAATGACAGTACCTTGGGCAATGTTTGCTACTGATTGCAAGTTAACTATACTAGTTCCGGATACGCTCAATACGTTACCTGTTACGACTGGGAATCCTGTAGATAAATCCTCAAACATAACTTGGAATGTAAGTGCGTTGCCTTGTGTGTTTAATCCTGCCCAAATTGTATATTGATTAGGTGCATACAATGTACTACCTGCGGCGCCAACACTAGCAGTGAAGATAGGAACTAATGGTTGTCCTTTAATTCCTTGTAGATAATTCCATCCGATAGAAGTTGTTGTACCGCCTGATCCGCTATAACGTACACCGTTATAATCAAATGTTATAGTACCCATATTATTTAATAGCTGGTACCAAGAATTATTTTTTGTACCGGCGAGCGGCACAATAGTAGAGTAAGTAGTGCTTCCAGCGGCTCCAAGACTAGCAGTAAACTGTAATTGTCCGCCAGAATTAAAAAAGTATTGCGCGGCTTGGGCGCCAGTATATCCTGTACCTGCATTCCAAATAACACTCATTGATTCGCTAACGATAGGAATACCACTTTCAGTTACACCAAAATTATATCCAGGTCCCGAGTTAGGCGTTGTTGTGCCGCCCCAAGGTCTAGCACTACCGTCTCTTATAGTCTGATGTGGAAACCCTTGAATTGAAGCGCCAGATGTTGGTGTAATATATTGATTGCTAGCAATTTGATTATAAGCACCTGGGTATGTGACGCCATTTGTTGTATTAGAACTAGTATTAGCCAATGCCGAGGACATAGTTGAGTAGGCATTTAAATCTGCATACTGAATTTTTATAAGTGTTGTTGCTGTTGTAAGAGCAGGACTTGGTGCAGTTCCAAGTTGGTGATAAAATGTTTTAGTAATATCTGCTTGTAAAGCATTCCAATCACCTTGTGTAACTTTATTTCCAATAGTTACTTGGCCGCTTGTTAAAATTTGCCCGTAGCCGGTTGATGCAGTTCCTAATAATGGGGCAATAATATTTTGAACCGCATTATAGTCTGCCGCAGTTATGTTTGATCCTACACTAGCCATTTAATTTCCTTTGTTTGCGAGATATTTATTTTTAAAGAATTACACATTCTACAAGGGTGACATCAGTATCAGCACAATCTTCTAATGCTACTGCAAAAACAGGGAAACCATCGCCTGTGTCTGTCTGTCCCCAGCCTGCACCGTGTGGTACAATACGATCACCTTTGCTACATCCGCCAATAATCTTAACTGGAACACGACCTTTTAATGCTACGTACACACCTCCAGCTAGATCTTTATTCATCATAAATGCTGGATTAGCACTAATAACACCTATTGGCATATCATTAGCACCACACTCTCTAACTTCTGCGGTTCCGCCAACAGACATAACTGTTCCAACACTATATTCAGCATCTGGAAGATATTTTTCTGCTAGGTCAGCATATTGTGCCGCAGTAGCAGTACCATTAAATAAGTTTGCATTAATATTTGAGTTACTATCTCTTGCTACTACTGTTGTAGGATTACTAGCAACACTAGCTTGTACATAACTACCTCCTACATTAAGCTGATCTGCTTTATTTGCAGTTGCCCATACATAACTTGCATAGATGTTTTGCCATTGATATCCGCTACTTCCTAGATTACTTACACCACTTGCGCCTGGTAATACATCTAATCCATTTAATACCATTGGGTTTTTTACAGAACCAAGTGCTGTAGTTGTATTGAATACAATATTTCCAGCACTAGAAAGTGTTGGAACTCCAGCTACATTAGATACTGTTAGTTTAACGTTAGGGCTTCCAACAGTATAACCACCGTCACTGAAGTTTACTACGCTACTAAATGATGCTGTACCTGCTGTTACATAAGAACTAGCCGATAGTCCGCCTAATTTATCAGCGTTACTTGCAGTTCCTTGGAACTTATAACCGTTACTAGTAACACCGTTATTGGCTGCTACAGTATTAACTAGAGTTAAACCTTGTACAATATTATCAAAACCATTAATAGCATTAGTACCGCTTAGTGTGAATGAGTCACTGCTAATAATAAAAATTACATTACCTGCCGCAATACCTTGAATTACTGCATGAGGATTATTGCTAGAATCTAACAAAGATGTAGATAACATCTGCGTAGTTCCGAAATTAGTTACTTCCTGTGGCCCAATAAGGATAGAACTACTACCGTTATAAACATAAAGTTGATTACTTGATGTGTTAAACCAGAAATCGCCGGCTGTTAAACCTGCTGGTGCAACTGTTGCTGTTTCAGATCCGTTACCAGTTCTCCAGTAATTACCGTCCCAGAACTTAATCTTTTTATTAGCACTGTCATACCAAATTTGTCCAGATAATGGATTTGGGGGTTGAGTTGTGTTAGCAAAGTTTTCTAATAACCAAATGAAGTTGTCATTCTGTGCTTGGCCGTATCCAGCATAATTCTTACCAACTAGTGTAAGATCAGTAGAGGTATCTACCGTGCCATCTGCAACTGTAGCTAATAACGTTCCATTATAATGATTAATTGTATATGACATGGTGTCGCTCTTTCCTTATTTCAGTGTATTTATCATGTTACCAGCTACTTATAGCGGCTCTTTTCCACGTATTTGTAGCTGTACATACGTAAACATAGCTAGAATCCCACGCAATTTGTCCTGCAACACCCGCACTTGATGATGTAGCAGGAGTAAGTGTATTAACCCTAAACGTTCCGTTGACATCTAACGTAGTCGTTGGTGTACTTTGGAATATACCCACTTTGCTTGTAGCGGCGTTTATAAACAATGCTTGATTATATCCAGATCCATTGTTCACAGATATTTGAAAGTTCTGATTAGGAACTTTACTAGTCAATTCAAAAGTACCAACTGATACATTCACAGCTGAATAACCGCCTGTACCTAATGTTAAAGGTGTGGCGTTTGTAATTTGTAATGATCCGCTTGTAGTATTTTGATAGCTATCCGTTGATAAAAACTGTTCTGCGCTCTTTAAAGATCCGTCAGCGGCTAATAAATTAGTCGATTGGGTTACTGGTACATTAAATTTTACATTAGGGTATGTACTTACATTGAATCCTACATTTATAGTACCTGAAATAGCACTCATTGTACTTGTAGCTACTGTTGCAGATGTACTAACTGTATAAGTTCCAACTCCGCCATTAGTTCCTGACCCTAGAACAAACGCAGTTATAACTGTATTGAGAGGTATTCCTGTTCCAACAATACTTTGTCCAATCCCTATAGTACCCGAAGTGATGTTTGTAACAACCAAGCTAGTACCAATTTGGTTAGCAGTAAATACACATGTACTAGTATAACCGCTAATACTTGTCTCAGGTACAAAACTTTCTTTGGCAAAAATTCCTATTAGATTATTAGCAATAAGAAATTTTACTATAGTATGACTTTGTCCAGTGACATCTAGAATATTTTCTACAACAAATCCTGATGGCCCATCTACTTTACTATAAAGCGGGCCTGCTAGAATATTTGCTGTTCCGTCGTTAAAATATAGTTGTCCCGTTGTGCTATTAATCCATATATCGCCTGTAGTTAAACTACTAGGCGCAGTTTCAGAGACTAGTGTACCTCCGCTGACCTTAAATGCTGTTCCGTCATATACCATTAGTCTATTTGAATTAGTATCAAACCATAACTGACCCGCTAATGGATGGTTAGGTTGACTAGTGTTGGCAAAATTTTCTAGTAAGTGAACAAAGTTATCGTTAAAATACAAACCATAATTGGTAGAATTTTTTCCAACTAATGTTAAATCTGTATAAGTTTGATCAATAGTACCGTCAGTTAGTCCGCCTGGTATTAAAGTAGATCCGTTAGTTAAAGTAATAGCGTATGTCATTATAGATTAGATCCAGAAAAGATGATATAGTTTACTGTTTGGTAATGATTCATAATGTTAACACCTGCTGAACCTGTTGTAGTACCTGAACCAGTATAATTAACATTGCCGCTACTCTTAAGTCCTTTAGCAGTTCCTGATGGTAAACCTGATATACCGTAGCCTGCTACAGTATTTGCATCGCCATCCGATGTAATACTACTTACAGCATAGTACTGATTACCAGTACTACTAGTCAATGTATGACTATGAGCTGGTAAATTAGCCGTTGTCAGTGTAACATACTGGCCGCCTCCGTAGCCGCCTACAACAATTGAACTAGAATCTTGAACTCTATTGGCTGGGCCTTTCTGGCCGCCTGTTAATATTTTACTACCCGCATCATTTAAAACTTGGGCAAAATTATTTACATCGGTAAGATTATTCATATTATCTCTACCTAGTGGGAATCTTCCACGCAAATCTGGTAACGCAAATGTATTTTTTCCTTGCAGGCCACCTGGCGGAGTAAAATTGAGTGCAATTACCTTATACAGTGAAGGATAATCTGTTTGTTTTACTTCGGCGCCATCGCATAATAACCAACCTGGAGGAACTCCATTTAAACTAATTGATGATCCGCCCCAAGCTACGATTGTTCCTACCGGAACTCCGTAACCGCTATGCAATAATGTTGGATCCAGTTTTAAATATGTAGCCTTGTCCATAGATACCAACTTGCCGCCGCCGGTTGTTTGGTAAGCTAGGAATTTATCTCCGGACGATGTAGAAGTAGCAGATGCTCTTGGAGCGTCAATTGTTCCAATAATAAGAGAAGTACTAGCTGTCACATTTAATGTTGCAACACCGGTAGGACTTTGTCCTGTAAACACTGTACCAGTATCACTAGTAATAAGATCACCAGCTACTTTAAATACAATTGGTGTTTTTAAACTGTCTGCGGTACCGCTTACACTTCCCGTAACACTTCCTGTAAAGTTACCGTTGAAGCTGCCGACAAATGATTGAGCATAAACATTTCTAAACGGGTTTGTTTGACTACCAATATCGTAATTACTTGTAGCATTGTTAGCCAATGGCGGTGGACTAATTACAGTTCCCGATGGTGCCGCAGAACTAATTACAATTCCGTTTGCAGTAATTGTATTTGTAATAGTAGTTGCTAAACTAGTTGTAATTCCTGCTGAAGTATCTAGATTGAAAACAGTTGTTAATATTCCGCCTGAAGAAGATTTTACAATAATTCCTCCAGAAGTATTAACGGCACCTGATGTAATTACACCTGCCACACTAAGTGTAGAAGACGGTGATGTATTTCCATTACCAATACCAACAGTTCCTGATGGAGAAAGGTGGATTAGATTAGTACCACTTAAAATAAAATCTACACTATTAGTGCTACTAGTACTATTAAAAACAAACCCTGATGTAGATTGACTAATATTGAAACTTAAATCTCCGCCAATACCAAGTCCGCCGGTGTTTCTAATATTAATAGGAACATTAGAGGTCGTTTGACTATTACCTGCACTGGCATCGCCTCTTAAAAAATTAGCGGCTGAAACTGCAACACCATTTACATTAAGAGCATTGGCGGCTTGAGCATTTCCCCAAATATTTGTAGGAGTCTGAGATGAATCTGTAGAAATTGTTGAAGATAAATTTAATCCTGCATTAATTATACCAAAACCTGTTAGGGTAGTTTTAGGAGTAAATGAATCTGCACTAATAATTGCAATACGATACGCCGAAGTGTCCGAAGTTCTGGCGGCATATAGACTAACAACGCTGTGTGTTACATTACCAGTATCAACTATCGATTCGACCAACGGGCCCGTTGCTTTACCTGCACTAAATTGTGGTCCAATTAATAACCAACTGCTTCCTGAAAACAAATACAACTGGCTGTTATCAGTGTCTACCCACAAGTCGCCTGTTGTAGCATTAGTAACATCGGGTACACCACCAGTAGCTCCTAATGTAGCAACACCAGCTCTCTTGATAGATCCTGCCTCATTCCATGTGCCAGCGCCGTCATAGACACGAAGAATATTATTGCCTAGTGCTGTATCATACCATAATTGGCCTTGAACTGGATTAGTAGGTGCGACCGGAGCCGCAAAATTTTCTAATAAGTGTAAAAAGTCGGCGGCATGTATTGGAGCATAGCCTGCATAATTTTTACCAACAAAAGTTAAACTAGTTTGGTTGTTTAACGCACCATCGGCTACTGTTATAGCTGGTTTAGCAGGGTTAGTTGAGTCTGTATACGGAACGGTATATGGCATCTAATTCTCCTTATACACTTACCAAGCCTGTTAGGCTTTGGATACGTACAGTATAATCTATCTGTATAAGTCTATTAAGACTTTTTTGTACAGGGTGAAATATTACATGGGTTAACAATAAATTTGTACCAGATGCACTATAGTTTACAAGACCAAGTTCATCAAAGATAAAAGTTTGTTCGCCAGTATTAGTGGTATCGTAAGCGGCCTGACCGCTAGGCTCGCCGTAATCTAACAAACAAGTACAGAAAATATCGCTATAATTATAGCCAGTTGTATGTCTTACTTCTGTAAAATTTCGTGTAGGATCAGTATTAGTTGCGGCATTAGGATCTATAACTTTACTGTATGTTGGATTATATAAACTTGCATTAGTGCCGCTAGTATTAGGTGTAAGATATGTAATAATTCCAGTAGGATCAACACTGGTGCCGCCATTGCCAAACGACATTTGATAAATGTAGCCGCCGTTTACGCTATTAGCTAGACTTTGTGCTAGAGCATAACTCATATTTTCATAGTGAATGGCATTGCGTTTATCGATATAAACTTCCTTAGAAACGGGATCAAAAATTTTGATATGCCCTTCTACGTGAATTCCTGTTTGATCTTTGCTCTGCATACTGGTCTCTCTTTATCTATTATTTATCTGTGTTTATTATGTGCTAGTTTTATTATCTAACACCTGTTGTTTTTCGTGGATAAGCATGCCCTGAAGCTGGCCTAAACCCGTAATTTTGTTTTGGAAAAGTACTTCCTGTATGGAAATATTTGTATATCTGATCAGCTTTTGGAGTACCTAATCCTGTAACAGCATCCCAACCTGTAGTTGTAGTATAACCTGTAGTATACCCGTCTCTGTTGTCGCCGCTAGTGATATCGTTAAACAACAATGCTCTGTTTGAGTACCAAGTAGTCATATTAAACGGTATTCTAAATCCTAACTGAGCGTTGAATCGAGCCCACATACCTGCTAACAATGGTGCAGAAGCACTTGTTCCGCCAACTTGATTAAGAACACCGTTAATAAAATATGCAAACCCTGTATTAGGATCGGCAGGAGCACTTATGTCTGGAACTCCACGTCTTGGTAATACAGTCGGTGTGCCTGTTGAACTTGCTGTTTTAGTTGTCGTGGTTAGTCCAGTTTGCCAACTAGGCAATGACACATACGCACTGATTCCGCCGCCGCTGCCGCTCCAAGCTACTTCGCTAGTAATTTGATTACTGCCGTTAAGATACACACTGGTGCCACCTGCTGAAACAATGTATTGACTACAACAGGTTGCGGCCATACTTAAATTAACTGCACCGCTATCTCCTGAGCTGACAAATACTGTTATACCTTTTACAACACAAGATTGTAGTGCAGTGTCATACTGAGTACCGTCACCTATCCCCCAACTAATATCAAGTACTGATGGGTTATTTGTTGTATCATTTGCGGCGGCAAGAATATTATCATTAATACTTTGAGTTCCGGTATTAGGAGCAGTATAGTATGCTATTCGAGATCTTGGAGATATTGCGCCGGCACAATAAATGTCCAACATACTTTCGGCATCACTAGTTGAACTAACTGTAGCCCCATCTACATTTATATTAACTATTGTAGGAGCAGTAAGTCCAATACGAGAAAAACTATTTGTAACATCCGTTTGATTATAACCGGTAACATATCCGCTATAAGTTAATTCAAAAATTCCAATACACCCGCCATATCCATTTCCAGGCGGCATACCATATGCAGTTGCCATTTGTACAGGAGTAACTGATACTAACGGATCAACAGTATCAGCATCGCATATAACTGCATTTTTTACTGCTAAAAAACTTTGATCAAAACCTTGAATAGATTCAACCAGGCTATCAATTTCATTTGGAATTGTTATAGTACCTTCGTACATCATGTAAGTTCGACCAGTGTCATCAGTAACATCTAACAATGTTATTCCAAATGTTTTATTAAAATTTTCTATAGTACCTGTAATCTGTACCACACCCTTACCACGACTAGCTTCTACGATAGTAAAGTTATTATGATAGAAAAAATCATTCACTTCTATAGTTGCATCTTCGGTAGAACCAAATTGATAAATGTATTCGTCATGATCCAATACTGCATGTGTACCAGCTATTACTCCATCAGCATACTCTTGCAAAGTCATGCCGTTCTCATGCAAATCTCTTTTGAGATAGACACTAATCAATATAATATCATCAAGATTTTTTGGAGTACTTGTAGTCATATTATGCTTCTAGTTTAAGATATGTAATTGTAACTGTGATAGTACCAGTTACTCCACCATTATTATAAATCTTCAAATACATATTTGTACTTGGAGTACCATCGTTGTTGAATCCCATAACGGCCGGAGTAAAATCTGTTGACGTGGCAGTATTACCAGTTGTTATTGATTCTGCAACTATACCACTGCCTGGTGCTGGATCAGTTGTAATACTTCTACTACTATCATTAGACTGTGCTGTGCTACTTGTATAAACTGTTACCCAGGCGCCAGATGTGCAAGATATATTATATAGTGCATATCCTTTAGCCGCTGTCACAGTTGCCGTTACGCTGGCTCCAACTGCTAAACTTGTAGTAGTAGTTTGAACAGTTGTCCTACTACTTAGTGTGCCTCCACCACCGCCCCCAGACGAGCTTATTACACCGTTACTAATAGTAATTGTACTACCATCAACTTTAACACCGCCCAATACACTTGTACTTGCTGTTGGCAATGTATATGTGCTAGCACCGCTAATAACTCCGGTGACAGGATTAATTGTAATACTAGTACCATCAACTTTTACTACTCCAAGAGTAGTTGTGCCAGCAGTTGGCACACTGATAACACCGCTAGAAATATTAATTGTGGTACCGTCAACTTTAACGCCGCCAATTTGTGTTGTACTTGCAGTTGCTAGTGTAATTGTACCTGTTGAGTTATTAATACCGCTTGTTGCAACTGCGGGAATGTAAACACCCCCTAATGTGGTAACACTGGCTGTTGGAAGACTATATGTAATATTAGAAGTAATTACACCATTAGTTATTGTTACACTTGTACCGTCAACTTTAACACCACCTAATACACTTGTACTTGCTGTTGGTAACACGTAACCTGTTGGCGCACTAATAACTCCATTGCTAATTGTAATACTAGTACCGTCAACTTTAACACCGCCAAGCTGTGTTGTACTTGCAGTAGCAAGGCCAAGTGATCCGCTAGCATTAGTGATACCGCTAGTGCCAACTGCTGGAATTCTTACGCCACCAAGTTGTGTTGCACTGGCTGTTGCTATACTGATTGCTCCAGAATTTTCTACTATACCAGATGTTTGTACCGCGGGTATTGTTACACCGCCAAGTGTTGTATCAGTAGCCATAGGTAATGTATACTGAGCGGCACTTATAACTCCAAATCCATTAATAGTTATTGTTGAGTTATCAACTTTTACACCGCCCAATACTGTTGGACTAGATGTAGGCAATACATATCCAGTAGGAGCACTAATTACTCCGTTGTTGATTGTAATACTAGATCCGTCAACTTTGACCCCACCAATTGTAGAAGTTGTAGCTACTGGGACAACGCTACTAATAATGCCTGTTCCTGAATTGATAACAACCGTAGTTCCATCAACTTTAACACCACCTAGTGTACTAGTACTAGCTGTAGGAAGTGTGTATGGTGCAGAACTAATTATACCGTTACTAATAGTAATTGTACTACCATCAACTTTAACACCACCTAGTGTACTAGTGCTAGCTATAGGAATAACACTACTAATTACACCCGAGGTAACAGTAATTGTACTACCATCAACTTTAACACCACCTAGTGTACCCGATACGCTAGTTCCAACAGTAGCAGTAGGCAATGTGTAAGATGTACTAGGAATATTTAAAGTAGCTACACTACCCGAAGCAGTTGCAGTAACTCCAGCACCGGTGAAATTAAGTGTAGTAATTGCATTTGCTCCGCCTTGTGTGCTACCAGCTTGTTGAACTGTTACTCCCGATATGCCAGAGCCGCCTGCGCCGCCTGTTACCGCAGTTGTCATTAATCCGGTTGTTGAATTATAGCTAAAACTTATTCCAGTTTGTGAGCCGCCTGTTAGCATTGCGGCGGCAATACTACGAATGTTAGCTGGAACAGCAGTAATAACACCATTGTTAATACTGATTGTACTTACATCTACAATGACGCCGCCTGGTGTTGAACTTGTAGCAAGCGGCAAAGAATATGGAGTTGCAGTAACAACTCCAGTATTACTAATTGTAATACTTGTACCATCAACTTTAACACCGCCCAATACACTTGTACTTGCTGTTGGTAGATTATAAGAAGATGCCGATATAACTCCGTTATTAATTGTAATACTTGTTCCGTCAATTTTAACGCCACCAATAGTAGATGTAGTAGCAGTTGGGACTACACTACTAATTACACCATTTGTTCCATTAACTACAACTGTGGTTCCGTCAACTTTAACACCGCCTAATGTACTAGTGCTTGCTATTGGCAATGTATAGGCGCCTGGTGCTCCTGAAATTTTGCTATAACTAAGGCTTGTAATCCAGCTAGGATCACTATAACTACCAGTTGTTAATACGCCATTAGTTACTGTTATAGGTTGCCATGTAGCTACCGCACCGTTTGTTATAAGTGCTTTACCTGCATTATTATTTTGATTTGGCAACTGGTACTGGGTTGTATACAATTCAGTAAAGTTTGCATTAATTTTTGTACCGGCGGTACGTAATGTATCCCCTGTTCCTGAATTGGCTGTTGTTCCCGTGTTAATAATCTGTTGCGTCATGTTAATTTCCTTGGTCAAACGTTATATTACCTGCATCAACTGTTGCATTTGAGGTGTCAAACGTTGGGTTTGATATATTACTTATTTGTTTATAGCCAGTATACCATACTCCAGGTACTGCTTTTACAAAGCTGGCCACTGCTCCGGTGTCAAGTATTAAACTACTAGTTTGTTTTCCGTCCCAGTCAATACCATTACGTTGAACAACATTAACCTGTGTACCAAATGCGGGTGCAGTAGCAAATGTAATAGCGGCTGTTGTGCCAGTTACTGAAAAATCTGCTGGGAATGTAACATCTCCGGCTGGGCTATAAGGAGCATTATTAACGTTAAACACATTGTAAGAATTTTTTCTTAAACGTGTATTAGCTACAAAAAACTCCCAGTTACCTAAGTCCGTTGCAAAATCTGCAGAACTTGTATGTGATGTTGTACAATTATAGGTATAAGATCCTACTTGTACTATATCTCCAACTGCATATGGTGTGTTAGTCTCCCACATTTGTATATTCCAGCCGCCTACAAACACTTCAATAGTATCGTAATTATGTTGTGTTGCTAAAGTACTTGTAGTTGTAAGTTTTGGAACAAATGGTAATGATAGTGTTGTAGAACCTGTAGATGTTACAGTTGCAGTTGTCAGCGTATCTTTATACGGAATAACTTCGCTGGCGCCAATAAATTGTACGGTTTCGCCTTTTGGATTTATATTTGTAATACCTGTTCCTAGAGTACCTCTACGTAATTGCCCCAGTACATTTCCGCTCTTGGTGAAGTATTCTATACGCTCGCCGCGAATTTCAATAACACCTGGTTTATTTCCTGCTGGGTTTGGCACATCAAAATTACTTGCATCATCCACTACAATGGTTAAGTCGTTCCAGTATAGATCTTTTGCCAACGTTGTA